TTAAAAACTTATTCATCATTTGACAATGATAGTGCAACAAATCAATCAGCTTTTGATTTAACCGACCAAGAACTAGGTACTGCAACAGGCGAAGTAGGTAATGGTGTTATGTATCTTTTTAATACAAGCAATAGTGGAGAATATTCTTTTTACACCATTGAAGGAACTTGTGTGGATGATAATGGAAACTTGTTTGGCAATCAAGGTTCAGGAGTTTTGGAAGTTGATGAAGCACATACAGCTATTAAATTTTATATGGCTAGTGGAAACATAGCGAGTGGTAAATTCAAGTTATACGGACTACGCAAGTAGCGATTAAAACAGTACCGTATAATTCATACTGTTAATATTAAAGAATATGGCAACACTTGAAGAATTAACAGCGGTAGCGCAAACAGAAATTGACGCAGCTAAACCAATGTACGCACAAGTTAATAATGAGCGTAGAGAGTTTACTGACGCAGAGTATGCACAAGCTGTAACAGATCTCGGCAATCATAAATTTGATCAGCAAGAGAACGGTTACAAAAGAGCTAGGCAAGAAGCATACGCTTCCATAGGAGACCAACTGGACCAACAATATTGGGATGCAGTTAATGGTACAACAGTATGGAAAGATGCAATAGCTACTGTTAAATCAGACAATCCAAAACCTGCATAAATTATCTGTGATATAATCCTTTCATGGATTTATTTATAGGTATTATTTTAGGTTATCTTTTAAAAGATTTTAATTTTCATCTTAAAAGAATAGCTAATTATCAATCACCAAAACAAGAGCGTTGGGATTGGATAAGTTTACAAGAAGATGATTTACCATAATGACAACAGGTAACGGATTCACGCAGAAAGAAATGTTAGTTATGATATTAGAAGGTCAAAAAGAAATTAACAAACAAATTGATGAGTTACATGAAAAGGTTAATAGTAAAATTGGACGACAAGAATTATTCGGATGGATCGTTGCTGTTGGTGCATTGTCTGCACTTGTAGGCAACTTAATGTAAGGAGTATTATGTCAAAATATAATAACGGTGATGGTTGTTGTGGTGGTGGCTGCTGTGGCACAGTATAGACGGTGCTACTTAGAATATGTATAGCACTATTCTTAGCCGTGCCTATACCTGCCTTTGCAAATGAAACCACTACTACCACTACTACCACTACTACTACAATACCTGAAGGTCAAGTAGTAGAAACAGAGACGTTTGATGGCGGTGTAAGTGGAAACGATCAGACAACAGATATAATTATACCTGAAGAAGAAAATAATAACTTAGTTAATATAGACGATACCTGGAGTGGACTCTATGGTATGGATGGTACTCACATAGAACTTGAATATCAAAAACATAGTGGTGCTTCTAATGATTATACGTTTACATTGCCAGAAGATCATGACATATACGAAGTAGGTTTTGTTATTGGTGCAGTTAATAATGCAGGTACAGTTGAGTACACACATAGTGATGACACAACACAAACAAACGATATAGACGCACAAACTTATAGTAATAACAACACAATGTGGGAAGAAATTGTGTACAACACTTATGATCAAGTTGATTTATTTATTGATAAGTTTGTTATAACTATTAAAGACTGGTCGTTAGTAGATGACATAGAGATAAAGTATATAAATACAACAACTACAACTCTTGATCCATTAACTATACAGAGAAATGCTAACTTTGCTTCTTATGGTATATCTGAAACTGATGAAGAAAAAGGTATAAGAGAAGAAGAAGAAGCTATCATTGTGCAACAACAGATAGAATATCAGCAAGCTGTTGACAGTCAGATGGAAGCTAATGCACAAGAGACAGGGATATATGAAACAGATTATGAACGTGGGTATAGAGAAGCTACTGAAATAATAGTTGTTGTATTAGATGATGGTTCAGAAGGTGAGTACACACAGAACGAAATCAATGATGGTACTATTGATCGTGAAAATCAAAGAGCTATCAATGAAGAGTTGTATGGTGTAGCATTAACTGATGAGCAAATAGAACGAGGAGACCTAGAAGATTATGGTATCGAGATTATTGAAGAAGATATATATGAAGAAGAAGAACAGTTTATTGATGATGATGACATACTTGACATTGAATACATTGAACTGGAAGATGAGGGATACATTGAACTTACTGAAGAAGAGTTACTTGAACTTGAAGCACAGATGGAAAGAGAAGCTAAGGAGTTGGAGTATGAACAAGAGATCGAGTTCTTTGAGTTTGAATCTGAAGAAAAAGCTCAAGAGTTTATTGACACATTAATAGAGTTAGAAGAAATAGATTTAGAAATCTATGAAGTAGAAATCTTTGAAGATAATATAGTTGTTGATGAGGTAGACTGGATAGATATATATGTAGAAAACGATTTGTTTCCACCTACTGAGGAACAAATAAGAGAGGACTTATTAGAGGTACAAGATGAAGAAATTAAAAAGAATGTCGAGGAAGTTTTGGATGAGTCAGTACAGGAAACTATTGACGAGGATATCGTTAGAGAGGTATCCAAGGAACAGGACCTGGAACCGATAGAACTTACTGAAGAGGAAGTAGCTGTTGAACTTGCAGAGATAGAAGAAGTTATTGTTATTGAGATAGAGATAGCAACTGAAGAAGAGATAGAAGAGTTTACAGAAGAGGAGTTAGTAGAGTATGAAGAAGCTAAAGAAGAAGCAATACAAGAGTATGTACAAGACCTTACCAACGAAGAAGCATCAGAAGTTTTAGAAGAAGTTAATGACATTGGTGTACAAAATTTAGAACAAGCATCAGAACAAGTACAGGAAATAGTACAAGCTGTCGTTGAAGAAGCTATTGCAGACGTAGAAGATCTTACACAAGAACAAGTAGAAGTTGTAGCTGAAGTACTCCAGGTACAGGCAGAGGACGTAGAGATAATAGCTGAGTCTGTTAAGGATGACGAAGTTATTGCTGAAGCGGTAGAAGAATATGTTGAAAGAGCAGTAGAAAACTCAGAAGTAGAAAACTATACACTTGCTGACGTAGTAGTTGAAGTACAAATAGAAGCGTTTATCGAAAATCCAATAGGTATTTTGGTGGATGTGGATTTATCTAATGTGGTATTATCAGATATAGGTAATGATATGACACAAGATCAAAAAGAGAAAGCACAAGAAGTTGTTGTTCCTGTTATTTTAACAAGGATAGCTAGCATGGCTGCCTTTATATTTAGGAAATCCTAATGGCTCACGAAAATAGAAGAGCATCTATGTTAAAGAAACATGGATTAAAAGGAGTTAACAGACCTAAAAGAACTCCTAAACATTCAACTAAATCTCATGTGGTACTTGCACAAGATGGACACAAAATTAAATTAATTAGATTTGGACAACAGGGTGTATCAGGAGACAAAGGAAATACTGCAAGGTCTAAGTCTTTTAAAGCTAGACATAAAAAAAATATTAAGAAAGGTAAGATGTCTGCCGCATATTGGGCAAACAAAACGAAATGGTAAAAAAATTAATTGCTTGGTTTATTGATGCTGTTAAAGAAACATTAAATCTTAGTTGGACTTTAGTAGGTTTAGTTATAGCTACACTTACATTGACTGGTACTGCTCAACAAGTGACAGGTCTTGCGACCGTTACAACGTTAGCAATATGGTTATTAACAATACGATTTAGAAACTAATGTGTAAGATTACAGTAAAAGAAGATGGATCATTTGTACAGATTTGTAACTGTAAATATGGTAGCCATCATTGTGAGGAGAGTAAATGAAATTACAAGTACTCAGATTTAGTTCTGAACCTGATAGCACATCAGGTATATTAATGGATGTTAGTGATGCATATAATAAAAAGTTTTTAGCATACACTATTGAAGATGAATATAGAGATGAAAAGATCAGAGGAGAAACAAGGATACCAGCAGGCACATATCCAGTAGTCTTACGTGAAGAAGGTGGTTTCTCAGCACGTTACCTTAAAAAATATGGTAGTGAATTTCACCGTGGAATGTTATGGATCAAGGATGTACCAGGATTTGAATGGATCTTACTGCATACAGGTAATGATGACTCTGCAACAATGGGTTGTTTAATCGTAGGCAATACACAAGAGAGTAACATTGTAAAACCTAAAGGATGGGTGGGAAGTTCTGGATCAAACTATGCAACTACATATCCATATATAAGAGATGCTTTATTAAAGGGTGATAAGGTTACTATACAATATGTAGACTATGATACACAAGCTAATCCTTTTACTAAGTTTAAAAAGAAAGCTACTAAAGCAGAAAAGAAAGTAACAAAAGTCTATCAACCAAGGAAAGGATGGTGGAACTAATGCCTAACATGCCAGGTAAGAAGAAGAAAAGATACTCTTCTAAACGTAAGAAAAAAGCAACTAAATACTAGGACTTATATAAGAAACACAATTGAGTGTCCTGGTTGTTCATGTCCTTTAGACTATGTCGAGGGTAATCTTTTATGTCCAAACAAACAATGTAATCATTACAATAAAAACCAGCTTTCTAGCAATAAAGACTAGAAATGTCACATCAATGTAGTATAATTAAGTAATGAGTTTGTTTAAAAAAACTAAAAGAGCAAGAAACAAGGATGGTACATTTAAAACAGATGTGCAATGGACACCTTGGAACGAAGCATGGGAGTATAAATTGAGTGAAGATCTCAAAGATATGTTGGAACGTACAATATGGACGTTCGTAGAAGCATTCCTTGGAGCTTTAGTTGTTGCACCTTTAATATCCGTTGACGCAAATACTTTAGAATTAGCTGCGTTAGCTGGTGGTGGTGCTGCACTAGCAGTTGTCAAGACATATGCTAAAAAACAAATAACAAATTAATATAACTATTTAGAGAGGTGGTCTTTAATGAGTAAAAAGAAATCTCAAAGTGAGTTAAGTAAACTTATGGAGAGTCAACAGGACTTAGAACACAATGTGAAAGCACCTATACCTACTCATCCACAAGGATGGGAACCAGGTGTCAAGTTTAATCACGATAAAAAACAAGGTACAATTACATCACGACCTACTACAAATTCTAATCCAGAATTTTCTGATCTATTAAAAGATTGGGGATTCGATCCCAAACATTACACGATACTTGATAACACACTTCAAGTCAGGACGTGGGATATGAACATGGGGCAGGGAAATATACAGCAAGCATGGTATTACCGTGCAACAATTGTAGCTAATGATCTAGCTTTAACAGATAAAGATTATGCAAAGCTATTGAAGTGGATACAGTCTCATAAAAGAAAACCTAAACCTAAAATTAAAAAACCAAACAGATCTTTCTTTGTTGCTATATCAGATTTACAATTAGGTAAACGTGATGGCGGTGGTACTGAAGCAATCATACAAAGATTCTTAGATAAGATAGATACAGTCAAAGAACGTTATGAGTTTTTGCGCAAAGCAGGTATGGAGTTTGATCAACTTACTATCGTAGGATTAGGTGATATCGTTGAGGGGTGCGTAGGGTTCTATCCTGATCAAACTTTCTCAGTCGAGTTGGACAATAGATCTCAAATAAAAGTAGCACGTAAGTTGATAGCTAAAGCCATAGTAGAGTGGTCTAAAGATTTTGATCTTGTAGTTGTCGGCGCAGTCCCTGGAAATCATGGAGCCAAGCGTGTAGCTAAGGGTGTAGCACCTACTGGTGAGATGGACAATGCAGACTTAGAAGTCTTTGAACAGCTAGGTGAAATCTTTGCACAGAATCCAAGTTACAATCATGTTAACTTTATTATTCCTGATGAACCACACTTGACTTTTAATATATGTGGTACTGTTTGTAGCTTTACTCATGGTCATGCTATTGGTATGGGTGGAGGTACTCCTGAAGTAAAGGTAATGAAGTGGTGGGCTAATCAAGCATTCGGTTGGCAACATCCAGGTGATTCGAAGCTCTTAATATCTGGTCATTACCATCACTACATACATAAGACTGATCCACGTAGTTGGTTCCAAGTACCATCATTAGATGAATCAACATGGTTTAAGAATCAAACAGGTAAACAAACACAACAAGGATTGTTTACAGTAGTAATAGAGGATACAGATAGGGGGTATTCAAATGCCGAAATCGTCTGACAATAATATGTTTGCTAACAATGAAAGTCTTAAGAGATGGTGTATGGATTTACACAATTCTTTAGGAGGATTAAGAGCAGAGAGATCATTAATTATTAGTGAAGTAGATATGCCTAAAGTTAAAGCATTGTGTGAAACATTTGTATTACAATGGAACTCAAACTGGATGGCAGCAATGGAAACAGCAAAGGAGGAGGAATGAAAATTAAAATTTTTGTTTCGAATGGCGGAGAATATAAAGATGTAGATTTAATTAACGCACCTAAAGATCTAAATATTGAGGTACAAATTATTGAAGAGGTAGAATCAAGCGAATCATGGTATGAAGATGAAGATTCTTGAATGTTACAGGTGTTATAATTACTACGATATAAGGGAAAATTTAGGCAATTGGATTAATGATGAATACCATTGTGATAACTGTTCCGATTCTTTAGAGGCAATCGCATTACTAAATTTAGATTTATAAATAAAAAGAGGTCTATTGCTAGACCTCTTCTTTTTATCGTTTCGATTGAGGTACGGAGGTACATCTATTGATTCGATATACTATTGTACCATATAATTTTTATATAACTTGATTTTTTTTTATTTTTATTTAAGATGTTAGTATGAAAGACAAACAAATTTCAATCATGTTTACTGATACAAGTGTAAGAGATTACGTTGTAACTGCTGACACGATTGAAGAAGCTGAAAAAGTATTTGATATGATTTGGAATCATAAAGAACAAAGCATTGTAGATTTGTGTAGACAATATAGTGTAAGACCTAAGACTACTATATGGGTTCACTATCATTTAGGAGATAAAATTATACAATCGTACGAGGATGATCCAATGAGATTAGATACAAATGAGGAGGACACAGAATAATGGATGACAAAGTATATAAGAAGTTGACCGCACATTTTAAAGATGATGAAGTAAAGGCACCACCAACAGGTAAGTACGGAAAGTATGTACCACACCACTTAATTACTAAAAGATTAAATGATGTAGTGCCAGGCAAGTGGAACTTTACAATGAAAAAAGAAATAAGAAATAAAGAAGGAGAACTTGAGGGTGTTGTAATGAGTCTATATATTGAGGGATTACAAGGACCTAATGATGAGGTTGGTGATGTAGATAGAAATGATAAACAGAATGGTAAAAGAACTGAATCAGAATTATTGAAGCTAGCATTTAGTGATGCTTTAAAACGGTGTGCCATGAGATACGGTATCGGGCTACATTTGTGGACTGGATTACCTGAAGAAGAATTGTGGAGTATGTCGTCCGATACAACAGCAAAGCAAGCAACTGATTCGAAGGTGGTGAAACCTACATCTGTTAAGGAGCAACCTCCTGTGGTCGCAGATAAAAAAGTTGAGCCATCTTCGAGTTCAGATTCAAGTACACCATTAGCTAACACAAAGAAGATAATTGATTATGTAAGGAACACTTTACTATTTCAGCATGGACTTGATGCAGATGTAGAGGATAGAATCATAAAACGTTTAGTTGATTTTGGTAAAGCAAGAATGCTTAAAGGTGATATAAGTGTAGAAGAGTTTCACGATTCAGATATAGATACTTTGCTAGATAAAATAGCAGATTACTTTTTAAAGAATAGTGAATCAGTTATCAATACAGCAAAGGATAAAGACCTAACTGCTTTGTCTGATGCAGGTATTGAAGCTACAATAATAGAAGAAGATAAAGAACAGGAGGAAGAAATGACAGAGATACCAGAGGGTAAGTGGATGCAAGATCCAATGACAGATGCTCAAAAGAATTTTATCATGAACACTTTGATACCAGAGTGTATTGATTCTGGTCAAGACTTGATTGCAAAGGAAGCGCAACGACAGGTCGAGAGCGGTACCTTATCAAAGGGTGATTGTTCAACGTTAATAACTAAATTAAAAGAAGCGAAACAAAAGTAATATTATTATGGGTTATCCAGAAATAATAAAGTCAATCTTGTCTGATGGTAGATGGCATTGTATAACATCTATCGTTGCGGAAACAGGTCTCTCTGCTAGGAATAGGATTAGTGAGATGAACAAACTATCAGAGAAAAAAGATGGACTTAAAGTAATTGATGGCGCTCCATGTAATATAGAAAATCATAGTCATAGGTCTAATGTATTTATGTACCGTAATGCACAGCATGAAGAAAAAGAATATGTTATGCAAACGTTTGATGACTTGATTGGAGAAACATTATGAAAGATGTAATTAAATCTAAAGGAGCTAGGGCTGCGTACGATTTACTTGTGTCGAGCGCTATCATTGAAAGTGCTATATCAGTAAAAGAGATAGATCCTGGAGACAAGATTGGTTTCTTACCAGAAAATTCTAAGTTTGATTACGGTGTTAATGCATTGTTAAAAGAACAGGGATATGAAATACCAACTGATAACTGTGGACACTATGGTGGTATCCACATGGGTTATGCAAACACTAAAGGATATGGTACATTAGAAATACTTTTGGACTTTAATGATTTGTTTGTATTTAATTACACTAAACAAGATGTGCAATTAGATTATGGAAGAGTTTACTATGACACCATGAGTGGTTGGTTAGAAGCATTCTCTACTATTTTAAATAGCAGTAAGTCATTAAGAAAAAAAAGAATGGAAATAAAAAAAGAATACAAAGATGAGACATATCAAAATGATATATCTTTTTATTCAAACAAAACCGAGGGGCAATCGGAAAGCAAATGAATGAACAAACCGAAACAACAGGGAACACGATTGGAAACATTCGTAGCAAAATTACTAGGTGGAGAGCGACTACCAGAAGGTGGAAAGAATGACAAGGGTGATGTGGTTTTTAAATGGAACGGCATTGATTTCTTTGTTGAATGTAAAGCTCGACAATCTTTAAACGTAACTAGAGAATTAGCTAAAGCAATTAGAAAATCTAAGACAGATTTTACTGCACTTATTTGGAAGAGGTTAGTTAAAACAGAAAAGTCTAAGAGACAACCTGATGGAGTACCAATAGTTGTATGCTTACCATTAGAAACTTTCTGTGAATTAGTAGAAGCAAGAAAAGGAAATGAATTTTTTGATGAACCGTTTTGGAAATCAGTACCTAGCTCATAGAATTGTGTCGTGCAATCGTGGTTAAAGATGTAGATGTAGTAGGTAGGAAGATCGCTTTACAATTACAATCTTTAATGGCGATAGTAGAATTTAAATACAATAGACATGAGCCATGCTTGGTATGTAAGAACAAATTTATGCACCATGTAGATGGCTTACCATGTGAAGATGACAATAGTATAAAAGAAAGAGCGCCTGTTAACAGTCCAGTAATGGCAAAGAAAAAGCCAGTATGAAACTGGCTCTCTCTTTCCTTACCACACACAAAACATCCTGCATGTTGTGGTGGTATCCAATTACCACAATACTTACAAATCATCTTGTGTAATCCCAACATGAATTGCATCTTGTTAACTCTCCATCTCCTTTGAAGTGCATGTTGCACCAATCACACAGAGTCGCTCCGTCTAAGTCATCTCCTACTTCTATCACTTGACCAAGTTTTATCATTTGTACCCCAATCTTTCTTTAGCTTTATCATGATGCTCCTTAGCATGTTCTAAATAACATTCCTTATGAAATCCATAACCTAATGAAAAGGTATCGACTTCACCTTTCATGAAACTTAAACCATCACGGCAGTAATCACACCTCACAGTAACCCTGCTCATCTCTTATTTTATTTAGTTTTGTTTCCG